GAAAGAGATGAGGAGTTAGAGCACCTAAACGTCAATGTACCCGTGCTTTATTTCCTAGTATTGGTACGTTTACGCAATGAGTTGGAAATATAAAGCATTACTTCATGCTCAACGTGAAGATCCTAAAGAGTCTTGTGGACTTTTGCTAAATGTTAAAGGCAAAGAACGATACTATCCTTGTCGTAATCTTTCAATTACAGATAATCAATGTTTTATCATCGACCCAGAAGATTATGTGAAAGCAGATAATGTAGGTGAAATTATTGGTGTTGTTCATAGTCACCCTATAACACCACCAGAGCCAAGTCAGGCAGATAAGATTAGTTGTGAAAGTAGTAATTTACCGTGGCATATAGTAAATCCTAAAACAGAACAGTGGGCATATTTAGAACCATGCGGATATAAACCACCATTACTAGGTCGTGAATGGGTGTGGGGTGTAACTGACTGTTGGAGTTTAGTTGTTGATTGGTACAAAGAAGAAAAAGGTATAAAACTTAAGGATTATAAAAGAAGTATGACTCCTCAAGAGTTTTTAGAAAATCCTTTGTTTGAAGACTATGCTTGGCGAACAGGTTTTAGAGAACTTAGACCAAACGAACCATGTGAAAAAGGAGATGTGTTATTAATGTCAATATTGCATCCAAGTTTAAATCATGTGGCTATTTTTCTTGGTGATATGGTTTTACATCATTTAGCAGATAGACTATCTTGTAGAGAGCCTTACTCTGAATGGTTGTTAAAATGTACTGGTAAGAGGTATCGCTATGCTCAGAAAAGTTAAACTTTATGGAGAATTAGCTGACTTTGTAGGTCATAAAGAATTAGAAGCTGTTATAAATTCCACTGCTGATGCAATTCGTTTTCTTGTCAGCAACTTTCCAAAGTTAGAAGCACACATGAATCAAAGATACTACAAAGTATTAGTAGATAATTATGAAATAGGAGAAGAAGAAATACAAAATCCTACAGGTAAATCTGACATAAAAATTGTTCCTGTAATTAGCGGTTCTGGAGGTAACTTTGGAAAAATATTGTTAGGTGGTGCATTAATAGCTTTGTCATTCGGTGTTGGTGGTATTTTTTCTACACCTTTACAGTTTGGAGCAAAAGGGTTTGGATTGGCTGCTGCTGGTGGAGGTGCTAAAGCAGCTTTTGGTATAGGTGCAGCTTTGGTTTTAAGTGGAGTATCCGATATGTTATTTCCTGTACCTGATATACCTGATTTTGCAAACGAAGAAGATCCAAGAATATCATTTAGTTTTTCTGGTGTGCAAAATACTAGCCGTGCAGGAACTAGCCACCCCATAGCCTATGGTGAGATAGTAACAGGATCAGTTGTTATCTCTGCTGGTATTGACACTAATCAGGTAACAGCATGACAGATAAAATTATTAGAGGTTCTGGTGGCCCTCCTCCTCCTCCTCCTCAACCATCTAGAGCACCTGATACTTTAAACAGTAGGCAATTTGCAACAATTCAAGATTTATTATCTGAAGGTGAGATAGAAGGTTTTGCTACTCCATCTAAAGCGGGATTAACAAAAGGAACTACAGCTTATAACAATGCAGCATTAAAAGATATATTTTTAAACGATACTCCTATTCTTAACTCTAGTGCCAGTAATACAAGTCCACAAACTTCAGATTTTAACTTTCAGAACGTAGGATTTACACCTCGTTTTGGAACTTCAAACCAAGAGCATATTCCTGGTATTGAAAGTAGTCAATCAACAACTAGTGTAGGAGTTACTGTAACAACTTCTTCTCCTGTTACTCGTCAAATAACAAACACTGATGTTGATGCAGCAAAGGTAACAATAACATTTCCACAATTACAAAAAGCCACAGATCAGGGAGATTTACTTGGTTCAACCGTTGACCTAAAAATACAAGTTCAATATAACGGTGGTGGTTATAACGATGTTTTATCAGACACTATTACAGGTCGTACTGCTGATGCGTATCAAAAAGAATATAGAGTAAATTTTACAGGTGCTTTCCCAGTAGATGTAAGAGTTGTAAGAATTACAGCAGACAGCACATCATCACAATTAATAGATGCTTTTACTTGGACAAGTCTTGGTGAAATTGTTGATGATAAACAAAGATATTTAAATAGTGCTTACACAAACTTAAGGATAGATTCTGAGCAGTTTAGTTCTATACCAAAGAGATCTTTTCGTATTCGTGGTGTAAAAGTAAGGATACCAGGAGCAGGTGCATCTAGTTCTGGGACACCTACTGTTGATTTACAGACAGGAAGAATTATTTACCCAAGTGGTTACATATTTAATGGAACAATGGGTGCTGCTGTTTGGTGCTCATGCCCTGCAATGATACTTCTTGATTTATTAACTACTGAAAGATATGGATTTGGAACACATATTACAGACAGTAATTTAGATTTATTTAGTTTTGTGGCAGCTAGTAGATATGCAAATGAATTAGTAGACGATGGATTTGGAGGACAAGAGGCTAGATTTAGTTGCAATGTAAATCTACAAGGATCTATGGAGGCATACACACTAATAAATGAATTAGCTGGTGTTATGAGATGTTTTCCAATATGGTCTGAAGGTTCCGTAACTATTACACAGGACAAACCAACAGATCCAAGCTATTTATTTAGTTTGGCAAACGTAGGTGAGGGTGGGTTTTCTTATTCTGGTAGCAGTTTAAAACAAAGACATACTGTTATTTCTGTAAGCTACTTTAATATGGATAGTAGAGAAATAGATTATGAAGTTGTAGAAGATACTACTGCACAGGCAAAGTTAGGGATAGTAAAAAAAGATGTAAAAGCATTTGCTTGTACTTCTCGTGGTCAAGCTCAAAGATTAGGTAAGGCAATATTATTTAGTGAACAAAATGAATCAGAAGTTATTAGTTTTACAACATCAATAGATGCTGGTGCAATCGTAAGACCTGGATCTGTTATTTCTGTAAATGATCCTGTTCGTGGGGGAGAGAGAAGGTCAGGAAGAATAAATGCAGCAACTACAACACAGATAACAGTTGATAATGTAAAAGATTTATCTACTTTTACTGGTACTAATAAAAAATGTAGCGTCATATTACCTGATGGTACGGTTGAAACTAAAAATGTTATTGGACTTGTTGGTAGTGTAATTACATTAGATTCAGCATTATCTGCAACACCAAATGTAAATGCTATATGGTTATTGCAAAGTTCCACTTTAGAAGCACAAACTTTTAGAGTTATATCTGTTGAAGAACAAGATGGTATTAATTATGCAATAACAGCACTTACTTATATTGACGGCAAGTATAATAATATTGAACAAGGTATAAGTTTAACAACAAGAAATATATCTTTATTAAACGAACCTAAAAACCCACCTTCTAATTTACAGGCATCTGAAAGAATTGTTGTTATAAATGCTTTGGCTGTTTCAAAGTTAATTGTTTCTTGGGTATCTGTAACTGGTGTAAGTCAATATCTTGTTCAATATAGATTTAATAATACAAACTGGGTAAGTGAAATTGTTTTCAGACCTGACTTTGAACTTTTAAATACGGAAGCTGGTACTTATGAATTTAAGGTATTTTCATATAATGCTGCATTAAAACTATCTGCTACATCTACAGATTTAACTTTCAACGCAATAGGTAAAACAGCACCACCTCAAGATGTACAAAATTTAACAATTGAACCTATTACTAATAAATTAGTACGTCTAAATTGGTCACAATCGGTAGACCCTGATGTTATACATGGTGGTCGTGTTTATGTTCGACATAGTAATTTAACAGATGGCAGCGGAACATTTCAAAACTCTATAGATTTAATTACGGCTTTAGCTGGTAATACAACAAGTGCTGTTGTACCTAGTTTAGAAGGTGAATATATTTTAAAATTTCAAGATGACAACGGTAACTTTTGTGTCGGTGAAACAAGTATTATTCAAGATTTACCTGATTTAACTGATACACAAATTATATTGCAAGATAGAGAAGATTTAGATAGCCCTGCATTTCAAGGACAAGATACTAATACAATATTTAATACCACAACTAGTGCATTGCAGCTTACTGATCCATCAGTTGTTAAAACAGGAGTTTACACTCAAACTGGTACAACCATAACTTGTAATCTGCTTAGTAATCATGGTATAGCCGTTGGAGAGACTTTAAACTTTAGATTTACTGCTGGCACTGCTAAAAGTGGATTATATACTGTTACAGCGACTAATACTCCCAGCACTTTAGTTATTATTTCAGATACTAGTGCTAATCAAAGTGGTACTGTATCTGTAGATAGAGGCTTAAGAGGTGAATATGCCTTTAAGGACATATTAGATTTAGGTGCTGTATTTTCTCTAGACTTAAAAAGAGTTGTTCGTTCTATTGGTTTTAACGTAGGAACAGATATTGAAACCATTATTCCTGCTGGATCTTTGTGGGATGACTATGCAACTGATGGTAATTTTGACGGTCCTCTTGCTGATAAAGTTAATGTTCAAATACAAGTTGCCTTAAGTCAAACTGCTAGTGGTAGTTTTGGTGCATTTAATAATTTTTCAAATGGCACATTTAAAGCAAGAAGATTTAAGTTTAAATTGCTTTTAGAAACACAAAGTACAACGCAAAATATGAATGTACAGCAAGCAGGTTATACAGCATTATTTGAATCAAGAACAGAAAGAAATTACCAAACTGGTGGTAGTGTATCAACAGCACCACAATCATCTGGTACATCATCCTCAGGTAAGGATATAGTTTTTGGTTCACCTTTCTTTACAGGTACTTCTGTACTTGGTGGTTCAACTACTGCCTTTTTACCCTCTATTGGTGTAACTATAGAAAACGCACAATCAGGCGATTTCTTTACAATTACTAATGTTAGCGGTACAGGTTTTACGATAACTATCAAAAACGGTGTTAATTTTGTTGATAGGTCTTTTACTTTTTCTGCTGTAGGATATGGTAAAGGAGTGTAATATGGGAGAAAGTATTATTTAGATGGCTCAAGTATCAGACTATAATATTGCCAATGCGTCAGGAGCCAGCGTTAGAAGTGACCTCAATGCTGTCTTTCAAGCAATACAAACTTTGAATAGCGGTGGTAGTGATCCGTCAAATCCATTGGCATTTATGCCTTATGTTGATACAGCAGATAGTAATAATTTAAAAATAAGAAATGCAGCAAATAATGATTTTGTTACTGTTGGTTCCATTAATGAAACAAACTTAGGCTTATTACCTAAAGCTGGTGGTACAATGACAGGCCAGTTATTAGGTGATGATGCTTCTGGTGCTACATCCCCAGCATATTCTTTCGATCAGGATTCTGATACAGGAATGTTTAGATCGGCTGCTAACAATATTGGTTTTTCATCAAATGGAAATCATGCGGTAGACATTCATCCGAGTGGTCTGACTATTCGTGCCGATGCTTCTGGCTCTAATAGAACTTTGCGTTTAGCTGATGGAGATAACTCGCATCATGTAGCTCTTGGTGCACCACAATCTGTAAGTGCGAACATAACTTACACATTACCAGCAGCACCGACAGATGGGGCTTTTTTACAAACAAATGCCTCAGGAGTTTTAAGTTTTTCTGTTATTGAAGGTGTACCAACCGGTGCTGTATTTTGCATAGCAGTAGCTACTGTTCCTACTGGTTATTTAGAATGTAATGGTGCAGCAGTAAGTAGAACAACATACTCTGCATTATTTGCAATTATTGGTGTTCAATATGGTGCAGGTAATGGCTCATCTACTTTTAACTTGCCAGATTTACGAGGTGAATTTGTAAGAGGTTTTGACAATGGTAGAAATGTTGATGCTGGAAGAAATATTGGTTCTGCACAATCTGCTGCTAATGCTGATCACAATCACTCTATAAGTCTTTCTGGTACAACTAGTACTAAATCATTGACTGGTAGTGTTGGTAAAATTTCTGAAACTTTTGAGGTAGATGGTACTGTTAGTGGTATTTTTTCAAAACAAAGTGTTTCAGCAAATAGAACACCAATAACATCTGATTTTAGTGGTGCTGGTCAATTCTCAATAGACGCTTCGCACAATCATACATTCTCTGCTTCCGGCACTTCTGGAAGTCAAGGTTCAGAAGCAAGACCACGCAATATTGCTATGATGTATGTAATTAAAATTTAGTTATGGCAGTTAGTCCTGGAACATATAATTTTACTGTACAAAGAAGATCAGATCATGACATTCAGTTGGTTTTCAAAGACTCTACTAGCTCTGCAATTAATTTAACCGGTTATACTGTGGCAGCACAAGTTTGGGATGAATCAAGATCAAATAAATATGCTGATTTTGCTGTTGCTTATACCAACAGAGCTACAGGAACAGTAAACATTTCATTAACAGACACACAAACTGCTACATTTAGTCCAAATATTTTAGAATATGATGTTTTACTTACCAACCCATCAGGTTTAAAAGAATATTATTTACAAGGTAAAATATATGTATCTGAAGGTTACACAGCATGAATACTGTAACTATTACTGAACAAAAAAATACGGTTACTGTTAACGAAACTACTAATACAGTAACGATTACGCAAGGTGATGCAACTGTAGTTCAAGTTGTAACTGAAGGACCACAAGGGCCGGGATTTCCTTTAACTTTAGATGATAGTGCTAAAGTTGATAATTCAGTTCTGTACTATCAACAATCTAGTGGTAAGGTTATATTAGATAATAACGTCACCACACTAAAACTCGTTAATGGGGGCAACTTTTAAAAATGGCTAACACTATTCGTATTAAAAAAAGAGCAGCTAGTGGGTCGGCTGGTGCACCTACAAGTTTAGCTCCATCAGAATTAGCTTTTAATGAAAATGATCTTAAACTATATTATGGTTTTGGTGATGATGGTTCTAATGCTGCAACTTCAATAATTCCTATCGCTGGTGCTGGTGCATTTTTTAATAAGACAGATACAAGAAGTGCAAATGCAATATTAGCTGGCCCTACCTCTGGATCTGCTTCTGCACCTACGTTTAGAAGTTTAGTTGCTGCTGATATTCCTTCGATAGCCCATACAAAAATAAGTGATTTTGATGCTGGTGTAAGAACTAATAGATTAGACCAAATGGCTGCCCCAACTGGTAGCGTGTCTGCAAATAGCCAAAAAATAACAAATTTAGCTGACCCTACTGCTGATGCTGATGCTGCAAATAAAGGTTATGTAGATGGAGTCGCACAAGGGCTTGATATCAAAGATTCTTGTACTGCTGCTACTACAGGCAATATAACAATCGCAACTGCATTAAATAACGGTGACACTTTAGATGGAGTTACTCTTTCAACTAATGATCGTGTATTGGTTAAAGATCAAAGTACTGCATCAGAAAATGGTATTTATAAAGTTGGTTCTTCACCAGCAAGGGTTGATGACTTAGCTGCTGGTGCTGATGCCGCAGGTGCTTTTACTTTTGTAGAGCAAGGAACTGTTAATGGAGATAATGCTTTTGTTTGTTCATCTGATAAAGGTTCAGCAGTTGTTGGTACAAATAATCTTACCTTTGTTCAGTTCTCTGGTGCAGGTCAAATTATAGCCGGCAATGGTATTGATAAATCTGGTAATACACTTTCTGTTGACCTAAAATCTC